CGCATCGAGGATCAGGTGGTTGAGAACATACGCGATACCGACGTGATATCTATCGCCTCGCATGACAAGGACGGCAACCAGTTTCGTGCATCCTTCTTTGGCGGTCACTTCGCAGGCTCTTGTGACGGCCTCCTTAAAGGCGTATTTCCACCCCCTAGTGAAGAGGTGATCCTACTGTTGGAAGTCAAGAGCGCTAACGACAAGCGGTTCAAAGAGCTCGTGAAGCTTGAAAGCTATGAGGAATGGAGCGAAACCTATCGATGGCAGATTCATGCTTACATGGGCGCGCTTGGCCTAGAGATGTGTATGGTTGTTGTGGTCAACAAGAACACTAACGAGGTGTACGAAGAGATCATCGATTACAACCCAGACATGTGGGATAAAGCTCAAGCTAGGGCTTGGCGCATCATCACCAGTGACGCCCCCGACAAGAGCACGCGCATGTCTGAGAAAGACTGGCGCATGAAGAATGAGTCGGAGTTGTATCGCAATATCTACTTTGGTCGCCGCTTGCCGGAATCGGTCAACTGCAGGAACTGCAAGAGCGTGAAGCCACTGACTGAATCAAACGGCGCCGTGTGGTTCTGCAAGCGCAAACAGAAATCCCTGACGCTTGATGAGCAGCGAGAGGGCTGCAATGACCACTTGTGGATACCAGAGCTTGTGAACGCCAACCATCTGCCGGGCAAGAGCACAGAGGATTCTGTGGCCTATCAGGTTGGGATCATGGAGTTCTACAACTCAACATCTGAGGTGATGGGTGAGTATCACTACAGCAGCACAGAGATGCGTGAGTTATCTAAGGCAGACTTTGAGGCGGGCTTGATGATGACCGGCGAAAGCGTGAGGCGTGAGTTCCCTGGCAGCTACCTTGAGAACGTTGATGAACGCAAGATGCCGTTCTAGGCCCACTCTCGTGGGTCTTTGATGATCAGTATCTTGAGGCCAGGGTAGAGGGCTTCGACAAGCTTCTTCTTGAGCGTGAACACTTGGGTGATAATCCCCTTGGTGTCCTCTACCACTACCTCGCCATCGCGCTTGTATCGAAAGTCCGCAACGTATGAACAGATCTTTTTGTCCTCACCCTCAACGGTGATCACGCACGGGAAGTCTACCTGGACTTCAAGATCAGTGATCTCACCAGCTTCTTCATGACGCTTGAGTATCTTGTATCGAGCAGCCTCAAGCTTGGAGTCAAACACGATCCCATCGTATTCAACTTTTTTTGCAAAGTACTTGTTTTTCTTCGGGGCCCGCTTCGGGATCAAATCAACTACCACCCATCAGTTTTTCTTCTTCCTGCTGGCGCAGGAACTGTGATGCACGATTAAACAAGGATGGTATCTGAGGTGCAACAGGCGGTGTAGGCGCTGCGCTAGGCTGTGTAGGCGCTGTTTGAGGCGCAGGCTGTGGTGATGGTGCAGGTTGCACAGCAGCATCTTGTGCGGCTTGTGCTTCGGCCCTAGCTTCTGGCCTGAACAGTTTACCTTGAAAGCTTTGCCTAACTTCAGACATAGCGCCAAAATCGAATGGGTTCGACAGTTTGTCTTCGTTACTTTGCATAGCAAAAGATATTGTTTCTGCACTTGGAAAGAATGCGTTGAACCTACCGCTCAAAAGAAAATTAATTTGCGGCACCTTGGCTCTCTTCAGTGGTCTAACAATTTCAGCTGTAGAAAGGCCAAGCGTTTTCGCGTCCTCAATCGCCATGTTCAAATCGCGCAGCGCCTTGAAGCGTTGCTCATTTGCTGTGATGTAAGCCTTCGTAAGATCTTCTGCGTTTGCTTTTCCGCTAGTTTTAGCTATCTGATTAAAAATACCAGCAGCATCTCTAACTTGTCTTCCAGCTTCATAGCCACGATACATCAACGTAGTTCCAACTCTGGGCTTTATTGATTTTAATCCAGTCAATGCCTCAACAAATTCACCTGCAGGGTCAATCCGAATGCCTGATCTCTTCACTACATCTTCTTGATCAATGGCACCTGCAGCCAAACCAAGAGCTTTTGGAAAATCTTTAGCAGTTGCGGTAAGGCCAAGAGGTGCATCTGATGTAACTGTAGCTTTCAGTTCAAACGGCAGAGCACCAGGCGATAAGCCTTCAGCGACATGAGCTAACTGCTTGCCCACTTTAACGTCAAACGGATCGTTTTCATTGTAAACAGGACTGCCAAACCGAGTTCTATTTCTTGTAAGGTCTAAGATCTTTTCAGTGAGTATTGACTCGCTTAAAAATGGAGAGAAAAACTCTCTTGCGCTTTCACTAGCTGCATCTAAAGCAATTTGATTGAGCTCTTTTTCTGATGTTATGCCATTGTTAACTGCGTTCATGATGGCCCTGCCAGAACGAGTTAAGTAGTCGTATGGATTCGTATAAGAGAAGTTATATAAATCTGTGATGTTTCCATCTTTGTCTGTCGCAAGAGGGATAAGCATCGCGTTGCGCTCCCAATCTTGCGCAAATGAACGTTTGTAAGCGTTTACTTGTTCCATATCACTTCCAGTTAAGGCAAGACCACCTGCTAACAGCCCACCATACAGCCCGCCGTCAACAGTCAGAGAGCCAAGTAATCTACGCATCCCGATTGATCTGATTGCAGAGGACTCGTTGCCAAGTTCCTTCATTGCTCTTCCGTATACAGACCCACTGGTTCTAATAATCTCAGCTGGGAAAGCGATGAAGTTACCAACTGGCAACCTTCTTAGAGCTTGAATCGCTTCAGGGACGCGAGCGTAGTTAGGAACCGTGTCTTTTACGATAGACGCAGCCTCTCGTTTCAAAAACTTTTGAAGATCATCACCTGTTAAATCGGCAACAGACTTGTTGCTTCTTCTCAACATCAACAGGTTTTCAACATCTGTTACGGGTATGTTCCTGGCACCTTTTTTGAAGGCGTCCATGAGCCTACCAAGCTCCATCTCGTAGCTATAAATCTTCCAGATATCGTCTGATCCTTGGTAAAGCTTGCCTGCAAAAGTGTTTTGTATGTTTGCAAGCTTTTCGACTAACCCTCTGTTAAAGACTCCTTGCTTTGCACTAAGCGCATCCTTGAATAGGTTTTCAAACTCACCAATCTTTGCGTTAGTGTTAACAATCCCAAGTTCTATCAGATCATCATAGTAAGCGTCGATGTCTCCTTTCTTGATGTTGACCTTGTCATTAACTCGGTCAACAACTTTTCCTGATCTTTCAATCTTCTTAGCCAAGTCATCAGACGCGCTACCTGCAGGCAGATCAACAAGACGTTGGCCTATCTGGCTAAATACCGTTTGAGCGGAGTCAACTAAATTTTCTGCATTGCCAAAATTTCCATTCTTCAAAGCAAAGAAGGATGCCGTGGTGGCGTTCCTTATCTGAGTGATCGGACTTAGCACCGTTTTTGCTATCTGAGAAAAGCCTTTGGCCGCCAAGAATGTAGCCCAAAGCTTGTTAGTGTCTGCGCTTAAAAACTGTGTAGGGACATCTTCTATGGCGCGAAGATAGTCTTCTTTAACAAACTTACCAGCTAACGCTCCGTACTTAGCTATAGCTTCCTCAGTTACTTCTGCGTTAAACAAAGCGCCTTCCATGCCAACTCTTTTGTATTGAAGTTGCTCTTCAACAGACAAGTTTGAAGGTATCTCATCAAAGATGAACCTGCCCTGAGGTGGCAATGTTTGATTGTATGCGTTCAGGTTTTCAAAGTACTTTGATTTTGTGATGGTCTTTGTCATCCCATCAATTGTTTCTACAGCCCTTGCTCTAAGACCAAGTCTTTGTTCTTCTACTGAACGTTTCCTGATAACTTCTGTGCCAAACGTTCCATCTGCTCTTTTGACTCTACCAAGCACATCAGCGGCACCAGAATACTCACCTAAAAAGTCTCGCACAGCGGGCAAGCTATCAAGTTGCCTGCCTTTTAATATTTTTCTGTTAATCGCTTTCAAGGTGTCTTCTGAAAACTGATCTTTAGGAGTCATCTTGGCGTTGTTGAAAGAGACTTTGTTTCGTAATTGAAGCAAAGCTCCTTGAGCCTCCCTGTCGGACATGACTTCGCCTGGATTTTGAGCGTTGTAGATGTTCTTTATCTCGTCAAGTGCTGCGTTCTCTTGAGCAATAGTTGGCTTGTATTCAGAGTTATCCTTGAGGGTTCTATACATTCTGGTTGCGTAGAAGCCTTTGTTGTCACCAATTGCAGAAGTTATTTCTTTTGACATGCTTTCACTGAGGAACTTGTCGTTTTTGATTGTTTTTGAAAGATTATCTATTTGCTTTCTAAACCCGTCTGCTGCTTGAAACAAACTTAAAGATCGCTCTCTTCCGAACAAAGTTTTGGCACCTTTAAGCTTTTCATCTAAAGCCAAAAGAGCTTGCCTGCCATCCTCTCTTACAGTGGCTCTAGGCATAAATCCCGGCGTTCCCTTAACGCCTATGTCTTCGGCAAACATGTAATTGTTTAGCGAGTTAAGTATTAAACGCTCATTCGTTTCGTTTAGATCTCCAGTTCTTTTTAACTGCTTGAGAGCATTATCAACCTGCTCCATGCTTTGTCTAGCACGTTGATTTTGAGCGCTGATTTGTTGCGTTCTTAGTGATTGTATTTGACGAGATAAAACGTCAGGCATACGGCCTTGAAAGGTTAAATACCTAGTCGCAAGCTTACTTGCTTTGGCCATGTTTCTCTCTAGAAACGTGGGATCTTCTATGTCTGCCTTAACGCCTACGTTGCTCAAAATGCTGTCAGGGTCTTTGATTGCTTGTGCAGTTCTTTTAACAACATCTGTGCTTGCGACTGCATCAACGCCTTTGCCAAAAACAGGAGCGGCAACTCTTACAGCAGCAGGAACTCCAAGCACTATAGTTGCTCCTTCAGCAGCAACCTTTAGCCTGTTACCAAGTTCTGCAGCCGCTCTTTCGGCGCCTTCAAGTTCAGCAGTATCAATCCGTTTGGTGGGCCCGCCATCAAAGAAGTCGCCAAGGGTTTCAACGTCTGGAGTGGTTGCTGCAACATCCGCAGCAGCAAAAGCACTAACTTGCCCAGCACGCCCTAGTTTGGCTACCTTTGCAGCCTTTGCAGCAAAGCCACCAGGCACAGCAAACTGTGTGATGAACTTAGCAACTTCACCTAGTGTGGTGGATGTGGTTGGTTTGTATTGACCAAAAAACTCTCTAACCGCTGCAGCTTTGCTTTCATCTGCGTCAGTGGTGTAATCAATCAACTCTGCCGGTAGTGAAGCCAGTCCTTCTGCAGCGCCGACAAGACCGGCTCCTATTCCTCGACCAATGTCGCCAAGCGCAGAAATATCCTCTTCGCCTAGTTGTGCGCCACGTTCAACAAATGGATTTTCATCAAGATATTTTTGAGCAGTTCTTCTGGCGACAGACTCGTCATCTGTGTTAACTGGAACCGACCTGCCATCAGGCAATCTAACCCTTATCATTATGGCTCTTGTAAAGGTATTTCTGTTGCACCACTTTCATCAGCCATCCCTGGCAAGGCTATTCCTAAATTTCGTGCAGCAGCAATTCTAGCTTGCTGCATTGCTCTTTGAGGGCCAGTCAACCCGTCTGGCCCTATTTCAGATCCCATGTTTTCAGCAAGTTTAGAATATGTATCAAAATAATCTGCAACATCTCTAGCAAAAAGAGTCTGAAACTCTGATTTGGTATCCTTGCTTAACAACAAATCTAAAAGTTCATCAACACTCGCTTCAGGTTTTTGTCTCTTTAAAAACTCTAAATTTTGCATCAACGCAGTTTCGTCATCATCCTCAAGAGATTTTCTTCGAGCTTCAAGTTGCTTGTATTCTTCTTTGCCTAAAGTGAAATCGCTGAAGAAGTTTCGGGGCACAACGCCCTCTGATGGTTGAGCAGCTTTTGCTAAAGCATATCTAGTGGCCGGATCTTGCAAGCCTTCAAGCACCCTACCACCCGCACCTCTTAACATATCAAGAAATGTTTGAGGTGTTTCTGTTTCTATATTGTCGCCACCAGTGTCTTCATCAACTTTAATGGTTGGATCAGTTGGAAACCCTTCTGCTCTTGCTTTCTCTACATCTGAAAGTCTTGATTTAGCATAATCGGTAAGCTCAGGCGCTTCAGGGGGGGTAGGCATTCCTGCTAGAAAGCCTGCACCAGCGCCAGTTGTTCCTAGGACAGCTGCTGTTTTTGGCCCAACTCTTCTTCTAGCCGCAGCGGCCATGCGGCCACCTATGGTTTGAGGAACAACCTCTGCAACATCAGATGCGGCATCAGCAGCTTTAGCGCCAACCGCTGCAACGTTGTAAGAAGAGCCTGGCGATAATGAAACTTCCATGAGATCACCGGCCTCATCTGGAGTTAGCTTTTCATCGTCCAAAGCTTTTTGAATGTCCTTGGTTACATCCTCGCCTTTTTCAGCTTTCTTAAAAATACGATTGAAAATTGCGCTTACAACTTTGCCGCCAAGAGCGTAGTTTTGCACAGACGCTATGCCCCCAGTTGACATGTTACGAGCCGCTCTACTACGACCTCCTACTATCTCTGGCATATCCTCCTGTTTCATCAGAGTTTCTATACCTTCGGGAGATACGTCAGGAACAGGAGTGGGCATCTCTTGAGCTATTGCTTCTTCTCCCATCATAGCCATGGGGATGCCAGCACCTACTTGAACTTGTAATCCAGTAGCTGCACGAGAAGATCCGCCACCAATTTTGCTAGGTATTGCTTCTTGAGCTTTAACTACTTTCTGAACTTGTTGAGCTGCCTTGTTTGCACTCACGCCCATCTTCAACAATCTTGCAGCGATTGCAGCAGGAGGGAACGCCATAAGCCCTATGGTTGCGTAATCAACTGGGTCTTCAGGATCAAAGAAAAAATCTGTGACATCTCGAAGGTTCATGCCAGAGCCTTCTTCAGTCTTCTCAAGTGTAAAGAAGTCATCTGATACAAGGTCGCCCTCTGCATACCCACGAATCGGCGCAACACCTGCCATTATGCCGCTGCCCTCACGCATCTGTGGTGTTTGGAACATGGGTCTGTTCATGATTTCGTTGTACATCATGCCACCTTGATTCATCGCGTTTGCTTCTGACAGCGCAATCGCTATCGCTTGCTTTGGATTTGTTACTTTTCTACCCGAACCGCCAGACTTGAGAGTCCCTTCCTTGAACTCCCCCATGACCTTGCTGATTTTTTTTTCACGCTTGCTTTTGGCCACGGTCAACCTTTGAGTAATCTACACGGTAGTAACCGTCTTCGCCCATAAGAACGGCTGAAGGATCAACTTTGATTAACTCTTGAGCCATAACACCTTCAGTTGGGCCATCTATACCAAGCTCTTTAGCTGTGTCATTCCAATCCCATGTGTGCCAGCCAACACCTGGCTCAACTTCATCAACCTTTATCACGTTTTCTTTCAAGCGGATGTCAGATGGGAAAAACGATGCAACTGTGCCAGCTATATTAGCGACCTTCGAGAATGTGCTTGGCTGTTGATAAGTTTGATTTTGTTGAGTGCCAACGCTGTAACCAGATTGATAACCAGGCATGAACGGCTGTGCTTGCCCAAGCACTTGGAAGCCTCTTTGCATTCTCATGAACGGCTCATCGGCCTGTTGTGTAGCAGCTTTGTACTGAGCATCAAGTCCGCGCTGCTGTATGCCTCTGCCCGCTGCGCCTAGCCCACCAAGCGTTCCTATCTGCCCGGTCAGCATGTCAAAGCCTTGTTGGCCTAGACCCGCAATACCTTGAGCACCTGCGCGAGCTCCTTGTTGGCCAGCTTGGAATGCACTCAATGCATCGCCAAATGCACCACGAGTTGATCGATCAAGACCACCTGCCGCGCCAGCGATTCTGCCCATTCTGTCACTGAATATGCCAGAGCCTAGCTGTTGCCCAGACTGGAAGTCTCTTGCCAAGCCAGAGGCGATGTCTGCACGTTGACCGGCTAGACCACCAATACCTTGCTGTGCCTGCAATCCAAGAGCGCCACCTTGCTGTGCAAGCCTACCTGCCAACTCTTGAGTGGATATGCCTAGCTGTGCAGCACGTTGAGCAATATCTGCCTGAGAAGTCAGGCCACTAAGGCCAAGTTGGCCACCTTCAAGCGCGCTACGTTGAGCAAGTTGCTCTGCACTCAATCCAAGGTTGGCTGCTTGCTGTGCCGCACTGATGCCTGTTTGAGCGCCTGCTTGGCCTAGTGATCCAGTTATTTGTGAAGCTTGTTGTCTGCGTGCTTGTGCTTGCTCAAACGCCTGCTGTGCGGCCTGTTGAGCTTGCTGGAAACCTTGTGAGCGCAACTCAGCGCCTGTCTTAGCTTGTTGTTGCAGGACATTACGACCAATCTCTGCTTGTGCTATGGCACCACGAGAGCCGCCAAACGCGCCAGAGCGCACCGCTTGATCACGCGCAGCAATCTTTTGCTGTTCGCCCAGTCGTGCAATCTCAGCTTGTTGTGCGTCAATAACTTGTTGTGTGAACGGGTCTTGGAATCTAGATACGGCTGATGGATCAAACTGCGCGCCGGTGCCTGCAAGACCAGCGATACCTTGAAGTGCAGTAGCTCTACCCATCTCACCGGCAGAACGGAGGTCTTGTCCTGCCATTTGCGTCTGCATTCTAGCTCGTTGTGCTGCGTCCATGGCACCTTCTTGGGCGCCAGTTACCTGACCACCGATGCCTTGACCGGCGCGCTCCATGGCTCTCTGGCCAATACGAGATTCTCTGCCTGCGCCCCTAGCCGCATCCATTAATCCTCTTTGAGCAGTAGCAGCCTCTCTGCCCATGCCCCGCTCAGCACCACGAATATCTTCCGCAGCGCCCCTCATCATGGCTCTGGCGCCTTGATCCATAAACTGCTGACCCATGCGTGGGTCATATGCACCTATGCTTTGTTCATACAGCTGACGAGCGCGAGGGTCTGCAAAAGCGCCTGCAGAACGTGGGTCAAAACCACGAGCAGATTGTCTGAATAGGTTTTGAGCTTCTGCTAACTGTTGACCAAAACCACCAAGGCCACCAGCGAGGTTGCGAGCTTGTACTTCTAATGGCGAAAGACCAGCCACCTGCTGAACAGGTATCGGTATTGGGCGCGTTAGCATCCCATATTGAGGATTAAAGTAGAGGTCTTGAAGCTGTCTTGCTGCTAACTCTTGTGCAGGATCAGCGTATGTTTGTTGAGCACTCGGCTGAACTGTAGGTACAGCTGTTTCAACTTCTTTTGTTTTTGAATCAAAGATACCCATTAGGCCTTCCTCATCGCCTTTTCACCAGCACGCTGTAGCGCATACATCATGCGAGCACCTTCTCTACGCTGTTCTTCTTTAGATTTACCAGCGCCTTCCAACTTACCAATGCCTCTAACAGCTTTGGCGTTTACAACAAACTCACCATCGCTAAGCATTGCAGGTATGTCATCAGATGTTTCTGTTCCTGGGCCAGAGATCGGGCCGTTCATGCGAGGGAAATCAACATCGCCGCCTTCAGCAAGAGAAATCAATCCACCTTGAGCCATTGCATCGTAGGCGCTTGTGTCAAAACCAAGGCCACCGGCGATGGCTTTGCCAACTTTTTGATTACCGGTCAGGCCTTGCTTCGAGTTTCCACCACTCTTGATGTATTCAAGAAGCTCCTCACGAGTCATATCTTCTATACGCTTTCCAGAAAGACCGCCAATGCCGCCAGCAGCCGTGTTCGAGTTGTAATTCTGCATCCCCTTTAAGGCAATGTCTTTGAGGCTACCCAAACCTTTTGCAGCCGCACCACCAAGCGCACTAGCACCTTGAGCAAGAGCGCCTCCTGCAGCTGCAGCGCCTTGACCTATTGCGCCCATTAAGCCGCCTAGAAACATTCCTTGTGGCTCAAGTGATGCAATGCCGCCTTCAGCCGCATACATTGGGCCCATCCCAGCCATGCCTCCGAAAGGATTGAATCCACCCTCTTCGCCAATGATGTTTCCTATGTTTTGACGCAGGTCTGCTTGGAATTCTTCTATAGATTCAAAAGGTTCTTGGCCCTGAGCTATGCGCGCTTCATTTATATTTTCTAAGATTTGAT